CTACTTATTCTTGCTGAAGAAAACCCCGATGAAATACCAGCGGAAGTTGCTGATGTTATCCAATGTGCGGACGACCTATGGGCGTCTAGTGTTGCAAAATTCAAGAGATTAACGGAGTTAGCCGATGAAGAAGATCACCGAGTACGTGGGGCGTTTGTGTTCGCTGGTGGGTCTGCCACAGGCAGAGCAAGCAGCTACGGCGCCCAAGTCCACAACTTCACCCGCAAATGCGCTAAGGATCCTGATGCCACTCGACAAGCTATGGTTAGAGGCCACGCAATTGTCCCTGCCTTTGGACGCCGAGTTACCGACGTCCTCAAAGGTATGCTCAGGCCAGCTTTGGTACCCGCTGTGGGAAAGTCCCTCGTCGTTGCCGACTGGTCAGGAATCGAAGCTCGAGTTAACCCCTGGCTATCCAATTCCGACGCCGGTGTTCAGAAGCTATCGCTTTTTGAGCGAGGGGAGGACGTCTATAAAGTTAACGCCAGCGCAACCTTCCACGTCCCTGTCGCTGACGTTGACGGTGAACAGCGGCAAATTGGAAAAGTCCAAGAGTTAGCCTGTGGTTTTGCAGGCGGTGTGGGCGCGTTTGCTGCGATGGGTAGAGCCTATGGCATCTTGTTACCTGAACCCCAAGCCAAGCGCATGGTGGCAGGGTGGCGCCTAGCAAATCCGTGGGCTGTCCCGTACTGGCAGAACTTAGAATCAGCGTACACAAGGGCTATGCGTAACAAAAACCATGAGTTCTCTGCGGGTAGGGTTACCTATATGTACGACGGTCAACATCTTTGGTATGCTTTACCTTCTGGGCGCGTTCTCTGTTATCCGTTTGCCAAGTTAGACGCCGATGGCGTCACCTACGCCAAGGCAGCATGGAAACCCGCAGTCGATGCGAAAGAATGGCCTAGAGCAAGACTATGGAAAGGACTAGCCTGTGAAAACATCACCCAAGCGGTTGCCAATGATCTACTTAGACATTCTTTGCGTGAATTGGATGGTGTGGTATTACACGTCCATGATGAAATTGTGGTCGAAACAGATAGACCCGAAGCAGTAGCCCTTGAGATGGAGCGCATAATGTGTACCCCACCTGAGTGGGCAAAAGGCATCCCTTTGGGCGTAGAAATAGCAACAATGCAGCGGTACGGTAAATAAAAAAACCCCCTAGTGTTGAGCTAGGGGGATATCCCTCACGAAAGGAATTTGATGAACTTTTTAGAATATATCACGAACTTAGCCCCTGAAGGCGAAACAGCCTTAATTGTGCGTCAAAAACCACAGTTAGACGGCAACGGGCTGATGCAGAGCCATGCCGATGGCACGATCAAGTGTACGTGGCCTGCCTTTTTGCCTACCGCCAAGATCAAGCCCGACTGGGCAATCTACGGCAACACAGGCTCGTTTATTCTTGACCGCTTTGCCGATGGCAAGGTGTCAGCTTCTGCCGCCAACTGTGAGTACGTCCTTGTAATGATGCTTGATGACATCGGCACTAAGTCTAAAGAACCACCGCTTGCGCCTACATGGATCATGGAAACGTCTGAGGGTTCTTACCAATGGGGCTACGCGTTTAGTGAGCAACCATCCAAGGGCGACTTTACCGCAGCGATCAAGGCGATTGCCAAGGCAGGCTTTACCGACCCCGGCGCTACCAACGCCGTTCGCAATTTCCGTCTGCCCGGATCAGTCAATCTCAAGCCTGGGCGCGGTAACTTTGCCTCCGTCCTAGTCGAGTTCCACCCCGAGCGTGAGTACACTCTTGCTGACATCTGCACCGCCCTTGACGTGGTGCCTGATCCAACCGACACCGCACAAAACAATCCTATCCGTCTTGCTGACACTGGCAAGGACTCGGTGATGACGTGGCTCAATGAGCAGGGCTTGGTGTTGTCTGCCCCCAACGGTGAGGGCTGGATGGGTGTGGTTTGCCCTAACAACGGTGAGCATACCGATGGCAACATTGAAGGACGCTATAAGCCGCTTGACCGTAGTTACTGCTGCCTGCATGGGCATTGCGTCGACTTTAGTTCGCAGATGTTCCTTGACTGGGTAGCCGACAACGGTGGCCCCGAAGTCGATCATGGCTTGCGTGACGAGTTGATTGCCGAAAAGATGAACCTTGCCTTGTCCAAGATCACCCCCAACGAGGTGTTTCGAGATACCGCAGCCGAACTGATCGCTGAGGTCGAGCGCAAGGAACTGGGTCGCATTGAGAAGGCGCAGTGGTACGAGCGTTTTGCCTACATCCAAGACGATGAGTCTTACTTTGATATGCAAGATAGGCGTGAGATAGGGCGCCAGACGTTCAATGCGTTGTTCCGTCATATTCCCTGCAAGTCGATCCATACCGCCCGTAAGGTCGAAGCGTCCATCTGCTTTGATGAGAACAGGCAAGCGATGGGCGCAAAGGCGCTGGTTGGCGTTACCTACGCTGCTGGCGAGGACGTGATTGTTACCCGTGATGGCGATCTCTTTGGCAATCGCTGGCGTAACGCTAGGCCAGACGTTCAGAATTTGCGTGATGGTGACATTTCTATGTGGATGAACCATTGCCAAGAGCTTGTACCTGAACAGGCAGAGCTAGAGCATATCCTTGATGTCATGGCTTTCAAGGTGCAACACCCTGAGATCAAGGTCAATCACGCTATCTTGCATGCTGGCGATGAGGGGTCGGGCAAGGACACGTTTTGGGCGCCGTTCATCTGGGCAGTCTGCGGCGATCACTTAAAGAACCGTGGAATCATGGACAACAACAGCGTGAACAGCCAATGGGGTTATCAGCTTGAGTCCGAGATTCTAATCATTAACGAACTTAAAGAGCCGGACGCTGCCACTCGCCGCCAACTGGCTAACCAACTCAAACCGATCATTGCAGCGCCGCCTGAGATGCTGCCAATCAATCGCAAGGGCTTGCACCCTTATTACATGGCTAACCGCCTGTTCGTCTTAGCGTTCAGTAACGATCCAGTACCTATCAGCCTTGCAAGTCAGGATCGGCGCTGGTTCTGCGTGTGGTCTACCGCACCCCGCATGGACTCACGCCAAGCCAAGAAGATATGGGATTGGTACAGAAGCGGCGGTTTTGGTATGATCGCTCGCTTTTTGCGTGCCAGGGACGTTTCGCAGTTCAATCCTAGCGCACCGCCAATGTGGACGGAGTTCAAAGCCAACTTGGTTGAGCATGGTATGAGCATGGCCGAGTCGTACTTGGTTGATATGCTGCGTGAGCGCAAGGGCGACTTTACTAAGGGCGTGATCGGCTCACCGTTCCATAGCTTATGTGATCGCTTGGCAGGGCAAGCGCCTGCTGGCGTGAAAGTGCCGCAAGCAGCGTTACTCCATGCCCTTAAGGAAGCAGGCTGGATTGACCGTGGGCGTATCAAATCAAGGGAGTTTGATACCAAGAAGCATGTGTTCTGCGCGCCTGATTTAGAGGACGTTAGCAAGTCAGACTTGCGCCGCATGGTAGAGGAGAACCCTGCACCGCGCATGGTGGTTGTAAAGTAAGCCGTTCGCTTTTTGCGTGCCGTTCGCTTTTTGCGTTGCCAAAAGTTTTTAATACGCAAATCTAAAAAAAATACCTGCCTGACAAACGGGTATTTTTTATTATAATAAATAATATTATCTAATATAATCAAGCACTTATAATAGATAATCGGATTATATATGCTGCTTACATATTGGCATCTGGCATCTGGTCTGGCATCTGGTCTGGCATCTGGTCTGGCATCTGGTCTGGCATCTGGTGTCTGGTGCTGGTCTAACAGTTTTAAGGGCATCTGGCTGGTTTTTCTGGGGCTGGTGATACCTACCCATCAAGCAGTCGTAAAAAAACCCCTAGAGGGCATCTAGGGGTTAGTTGTGGGGCTGGTTATCTAAAGTCTGAATACCAGTGTAAGCAGAGCCACAGTGCAGATCACGACTAGGGTAATAATCATGCTAAGACCCCATAAGCCATCATTGCACCCAGTACCGCACCCAGTAAGCATGCGCACAGTAAATCAAAATAAGTCGGTTGCATTATGTTATCTCCCCATCAAATTTGTAATCTATATCCATATCACCCATACCCCAGTCAATGTGGTCTGAATATATAAATTCCTCGACAATCTCGTTTGCCTCATAGCGATCTTTTGCCTCGATCTCCTTGTAAATCGTTGTCTTTTCAATTAACCAATATCCATATTTAGGCATTTTTATATTCCCTCGTATTTATAAAGTTCACAGTTAATAATCGTCCTGTAAGACTGCATAGCCAGCATGTCACTGAATGTCCCCAGTGACATGCCGTAGGTCTTACTGGGGGCTGAATACCAGTCGATCACATATAGTCTTGAGAGCATGATTAAACCTCGCTATATGAGTTATATGGCTTTAGGGCAAAGTCCACTCTGGCACACTTGTGGTCTGTTATGCCCTCAATAAACCATTCTTCATTGATCTCCCCAGACATCAGCATTTCTGCCAAGTCCAGAAAAGCATTGACCCCAAAGACATCCACAAAGGCATCCAGTTTGCGAGTGCTGATCTTACTGGCATCTTCGAAACCCATTATTAGTAGATCGTCCAGAGTGTTCTCCAGATCGTAGTAGTCTGGATAGTAGTACTCTCTGGAGTTGTACACACTGCCAGAGCCTACGCCGTACCCAGTGCTATACGCCACTGGCAGTCTGGTGTCTGGCACTTCTTTGGATTGCTTGATTGCTTGTGATTGTGCCTTTTTGCTTTTCTTTGCTGGTGTCTTACTGGCACTTAGACTGGCAGTCCATGCGTAGGTGTTGGAGAGCCACAAGCCAGCCCAATACACTCCAGAGGTCTGGTTCACGACTGCTTGTCTGCCGTTATTATCCATCAGCACAAACTTATTGCTTGAGCCAATATGCGTACCAATAATGGCCGCAAATTCTGGAGTGAACGCATAGTCTGGATTACCAGCCAGCATAGGTCTTAGATAGTCCCTAATGTAGTGCCATGTATCCGACTTGCTGGTGTCTGCCTTATTGCCAGTGGACAAAATGCCATTGTGCATGAGCCAGAGTTCAATACCATGCTCTTGCTGGTTCAGCACTTCATACGGATGACAGTTGGTCAAGTCCGTATCTCCATGCGTACGCATGCGGAGATGGAACGCACAATTTTTGCCAGCAATGTGATTTTGATAAAACTGGACAAAATCGTCTGCCGATACTGGCAGGATTTTCTCGACAATCAATGCGCCATCTTTGGCATACATAACGCCTACGCCGTCTGAGTTGTAGTCGTAAAAATCTGCCAGCCAGTCACGGGATAGTGCTGGAGAGTTTTGGTTTTGGGTAATGAGTAAACACATATTTTTTAAGTCCTTTTCGTGAGTTGATTTTTATACTTCTACTGCTAATGATGGTTTTACAGTCTGGCGTAAGTTGTCTGCCAGCGCATATCCCTTTTCTTTTAAATACACTCTTAAAAAACGAGTGTCCTTCCTATGCTCTGGCATGCAGATAAACTCCAGAAACTTTGCCGTTGTCAATTCACTGGCACTGGCACTGGCAGTAAAGTGCCAGCATGCAAAACTAAACTCTAGACATGCGATCATTGTTTCGTACTTGAGTGTCCCCTTGAATAAGCGAAACTCAATCGTCCGATCATTTTTAAAATTCAGTGCTTCGTATCGGTCTGCATTTAAACGCCGTATCTGCTCGTCCTTGTCCTTGCTAGAGTGAACGCTATCCCTTAGCCAGTGCTTATCTTCTTTTTTGTTTTTGATCTTGCTATATGACGCATCAGACCTACGAGCAATGGCTTTGACCAAACCGATATTGTCAGGATCATTGATAAAAAGCACCATCTTTGCCGCATGCAATGTAGTCATACTGGACTTGCATACATGGACATGCAGTCCGCATGTGCTGGTATCGTGACTGGTAAGACCTGCCGTCCTGTTTTTAAAATACTGGAGTTGTGCCTTATGGACATCCAGACCAGTGTAGGCAGTCACCATCTCGAAACCATTGTCCAGACTGCCGTCCTCCTCCATCAGACAATATGTGTGCCTTATGCCGTCCTCGTCCTTGTAATCAGACATGCCATCTAGCAGGACTTTGGCTCTGGTGTCCTTGTCGTAATCGTCTGATACTTCGATCTCCAACTCCAGACCTAGTAAGACCCTCGGAGAGCGCATGTCATAACTGGACGGTATATGACCCAGATTGCGCTTGCTGGAGTGATAACTGCCAATGTACTCATACTCTGGCTCATCCTCCTCCTCCTGCTCTTGATCCTCCTCGTAGTCTTGATTAGTGATGTAGGTGTCCCGACTGTCTGAGTAGGTGTAATTCTCATCTATGCAGTTGTCGCATACCCTGTAATCCCCATCATAAGTCGGTCTGCCATCATCCCACTGAAAATAGTCTGAGCAGTCCTCGCAACAGAAAAACGAGTATCCAGTAAACCTTCTCTCCAGCATTGCTGATATGTCTGAGTGAAAACTAATCCGTGTCCCAAACTGGTTAAGGGCTTCCAAAGCACTTCCCCAGTCATCTTCCGCAATGGCTTGCGCTAAGTCTTTGCCTACTGTCTGATACATGCGCTGAGTTTCCAGAATTGAAAAGCCAGACATATTGCGAAAACGATTGCGCTGGAGTGACTGCCAGTCCTTTCCCAGTTGCTTTTCAATAATGCTTCGTCCAGTGTTAAGCAAATTACTTTTCACTTCTGAGAGAGTGTAGTAGTTGGTATTGCTGAGCATATGCTCTCGTAATTCACGCCATCTCTGCATTAGGTTTCGAGCCATTTTAAGTCCCTTACTTTAGTTGATTGAATGAGATTGCTCTCATGGTTTTGCACTGCTCTCGTGATTGTAATCAAATTGTCCATCATGTGTAAACAATTCTTTTGCAGTTCTGGGGGCTTCATGTCCTGGACATGTTGTGGACAGTTTGAGTGGTGTTGTGGACTGATTGTGGATAGTGTTGTGGACTATGGGTATTTGGCTTGAGAGCCATAGCCAGTCTGCTTGTGGACAATGTGGATAGTTTTGAAAGACCTATTCTATGGATTTGTATATTTGTATAGGACTTCGGCGGCAATGTTATAAGCCAGCGATTTATTTGACCCGTCCAAATTGTCCATGTTGTCCACACTTTGCCAGAGCGCCGCCAGCACTTTGCCAAAATGTTTCCCAGTTGTGGACAATGTGGACAATATAAAAACCATTAGTCCACAATACCCACAATAGATAATCCGACATAATGATTATCTGGATTATGTAGATAATGACTTAATAATAAAAGCCTAAGTTAATATAATATAATCCCTGATAATGTTGTGTGTCTGCTCTTGCTTGTGGACAGCCCAGATTGCCCACATCTGCCAGCCCACTGGCTCACGCTATGAGCCACTAGGGTTTACCCTAAGTGCTTAAAGTTTAGGCAGCCCCCCCCAGGGCCGGGGGTGATGGTCATGTGTCGGTGTAGGTTCCGCGAACAATTTTTTTTCTTTTATGGAATCAGCCCACCCCCCCATTTTTAAAATTTATTTTTTGCAAAAACTTTGATACACTCACGCGTATGTTCCAAAGCTTCCACTACGAACCTCGCAAGCTCGAAGCCACAGAAGCCCGGCTCGAAGCCATCATGAAAGCCGCCAAGCTCGGCCTAAAGGGTGACTCGTTGGCGTTAGCCGCAGGGATGACGCCTACCGAATACAGGCAACTGATCTTGTTTGACCCAATCGCTGAATACGCAGAACTCAAAGGGAGAGCAGATGGAGAGCGTGAAATGTCTGAAGTCTTGCATCTTGCTGCAAAAGAAGGTGACGCCAAAGCCGCCCTCGCCGTCTTGCAACACCAGCACGGGTGGGTTGCCAAGCAACAGCTTTCAATCGACGTTGAACAACGAATATCTATCACGGCAGCGCTTGAATCAGCGCAATCAAGAGTTATCAACGCTCTGGAAAGCCAACCCGCCCAAACTGTAGACTTTAAAGAACTACCCACCAAACAGGAACAAAAAGCAGCCTAATGCAGACTACCCGCTATTCCGCGCAAGATGAACAAGAACTCATGGCGCGGCTGTGGGCGCCAACCATTAAGGACAATCCCCTAGCGTTTGTGATGTTTGCCTTCCCGTGGGGGCAAGCAGGCACACCGCTTGAACACTTCGCTGGCCCACGCAAGTGGCAGCGCCAGGTACTAACGGACATCGCCGAACACATCAAAAAGAACGACGGTAAATTAAACTTTGACGTACTGCGCCTAGCGATTGCGTCAGGTCGCGGTATTGGCAAGTCGGCGTTAGTCAGTTGGCTAGTGCTGTGGATGATGACCACCCGCATCGGATCGACCGTGATTGTGTCGGCCAACAGCGAATCACAGCTCAGAAGTGTCACATGGGCCGAGATTACCAAGTGGTCGTCTATGTCCATCAACACCCACTGGTGGGAGATCAGTGCAACCCGCGTCATGCCTGCCAAATGGCTGACTGAGCTAGTCGAGCGCGACCTCAAGAAAGGCACCCGCTACTGGAACTTAGAGGGGCGCCTGTGGTCGGCTGAGAATCCTGATGCCTTCGCTGGTGTGCATAACTACGACGGGGTAATGGTCGTGTTTGACGAGGCGTCAGGTATTGACGACTCCATCTGGGCGGTGACAAGCGGGTTCTTTACGGAGAATACGCCGCACCGCTTTTGGTGTTGCTTTAGCAACCCACGGCGTAATACGGGTTATTTCTACGAAGCGATCGAGGGTAGCAAGCGTGACTTTTGGCAGTCTAGGCAGGTAGACGCTCGGGATGTTGAAGGCACGGACAAGAACGTCTACAACCAGATCATTGAAGAATACGGCGCGGATTCGTACCAAGCGCACGTCGAGGTCTACGGTTCGTTCCCTTCAGAAGGGGACGATCAGTTCATTCCGTCAACCTTGGTGGACGAAGCCATGAAGCGAAGCAAGCATCAGGATGACTCCGCGCCCATCGTCATCGGCGTAGATCCTGCAAGATTCGGCTCAGACAGTACAGTTATTGCCGTGCGGCAGGGGCGGGACATTGTGGAGATCCGCAGGTTCAAGGGCGACGACACCATGACTGTAGTCGGCCACGTAATTGAAGCAATCGAACAGTACCAGCCAGCGGTGGTTGCCATCGACGAAGGTGGCCTAGGCGCTGGGGTAGTCGATCGGCTCAAGGAGCAGCGGTACAAGATCAGGGGCGTAAACTTCGCAAACAAGAGTAAAAACCCCATGATGTACGGCAACCTGCGGGCGCAGATTTGGGGGATTATGAAGGATTGGCTCAAGACGGCAAGCATCCCGAATGAGAAAATGCTCAAGACCGACCTGATCTCGCCTATGATGAAACCCGACAGTAAAGGCGCAATCTACTTGGAAGGCAAGAAAGAGATGAAAGCGCGGGGGTTGGCCTCGCCTGACTCGGCTGACGCCATCGCGCTGACGTTTGCGTTTCCCGTAGCGCATCGCGAATATGTTGACAAGCGTCCTAATCGGTCTTATTCTCAGCATGGAATCGTAAACTCTTGGATGGGCGCGTAAATGGCTACGAAAAAATCACATGACAAACCCATTCCCCGTACAACTACGGGCAAGAGTCGCAACTACAAATCAACTGCTGAAGGTGCAGGCATGACCGCAGCAGGTCGAAAGGCCTACAATGCAAAGAATAATGCAAATCTTAAAGCGCCTGCTCCAAATCCTAAGACTAAAGCGGACGCCGAACGTAAAAAATCTTTCTGTGCAAGAATGTCAGGAGTTGTCAAAAACGCCAAAGGCGACGCCCCGCGTGCGAAAGCCGCCCTCAAAAGCTGGAACTGTTAAAAGGAAAACTACTGTGGCTACTAAACCTGGATTGTATGCAAATATTCATGCTAAACAAAAGCGCATTGCGGCTGGTAGTGGTGAGAGGATGCGTAAAGTTGGCGCTAAGGGCGCGCCTACTGCGAAGGATTTTAAAGAATCAGCTAAAACGGCTAAACCCGCAAAAGCTGCTGCTAAGAAAGCGAAGTAATCATGCCCCTTAAAAAATCGACAAGCAAAGAAGCCTTCCGTTCTAACGTTAAGGCTGAGGTCAAGGCAGGCAAACCCGTCAAACAGGCTGTGGCAATCGCTTATGCGACCAAACGCGCTGCGGCTAAACCCATGAAACGTGCAAGTGGACGTGGTAGATAATGCCGACAATCAATCAAGACCCAACAGGCATTAACAAAGCGGGGCAAGTGTCTGCGCGGGGTGGCCCACAGGGTGATCCAGCCGACCACCGCGATACATTAGATGAAATGCGTTCACGCTATACGATGGCGATTGCTGCGTTTAGCGACAGCCGTGAGGACGAGCTAGACGATTTGCGCTTTATGGCAGGTTCGCCAGACAACCAATGGCAATGGCCTGCGGACGTATTGGCTACCCGTGGTGCAGTGCAAGGTCAAACGATCAACGCGCGCCCATGCCTGACAATCAACAAGCTGCCGCAGCACGTCCGTCAAGTCACGAACGAACAACGTCAGAACCGCCCATCGGGTAAGGTCATCCCTGCGGACGACAAGGCCGATGTAGAAGTAGCGGCCATTTATGACGGCATGGTGCGCCACATTGAGTACATGAGCGACGCCGATGTAGCCTACGACACCGCCTGCGAGAACCAGGTCACCTACGGTGAAGGTTACATTCGCATCCTAACAGAGTACTGCGACGAGGATAGCTTCGATCAAGACCTCCGCATTGGACGGGTACGCAACAGCTTTAGCGTGTACATGGATCCGATGTCCCAAGACCCTACAGGCGCAGACGCCGAGTGGTGCTTCATTACGCAAGACATCACCAAAGCGGAGTACGAACGGGATTACCCCGACGCCGCGCCCCTGAGTTCCATATTGGCAAGCGGTGTAGGCGATCAGTACCTGAGCCAGTGGCTCACCGAGGACACCCTGCGTATTGCAGAGTATTTCTATTACAAGCATGAGGAAGCAACGCTCAACTTGTACCCAGGCAATCAATCGTTCTTTGACGGATCGCCTGAAGATAAAAACATGAAAGAGATGGGCTTAAAACCCATCAAATCACGCCGCGTAGACCGCAAAAAAGTCATGTGGATGAAAACCAATGGCTTTGAGTCCTTAGAAGAACGCGAGTGGGCGGGCAAGTGGATTCCTGTCGTGCGCGTGATCGGTAACGAATTTGAAGTAGAAGGTCAGATTTACATATCTGGCTTGGTACGTAACGCTAAAGATGCACAGCGGATGTACAACTACTGGACTAGCCAAGAGGCTGAGATGCTTGCCCTTGCGCCAAAAGCACCGTTTATCGGCTATGGCGGTCAGTTTGAAGGTTACGAAATGCAGTGGAAAACAGCCAATACGACCAACTGGCCGTATTTGGAAGTTAACCCCGACGTGACGGATGGCATGGGCGCTGTATTGCCGTTGCCTCAGCGCGCCGCGCCCCCACTGCCCCAAACTGGTTTGATTCAAGCCAAGATGGGCGCGTCCGATGACATCAAGTCCACCACTGGACAGTACGACTCGAGCTTAGGAGCCACAAGTAACGAACGCTCAGGTCGGGCTATTCTGGCACGGGAAAAGCAAGGTGATACAGGTACGTATCACTACGTAGACAACCTTGCCCGTGCAATTCGCCACATTACCCGTCAACTCGTTGACATGATCCCTAAGATTTACGACACCGAGCGCATCGCTCGTATCGTTGGCTTAGATGGCGAAGTCGATATGGTTAAGATTAACCCGCAGCAGCCTACTCCCGTCAACGAGATCCGTGACATGAACACAGGGATTGTGATTGAGAAGATTTATAACCCTGGCGTTGGTCGTTACGATGTCGTAGTCACGACAGGCCCAAGCTACATGACCAAGCGTCAAGAAGCAATGGACGCTATGAGCCAGATTCTGCAAGGAAACCCACAGTTGTGGTCGGTTGCAGGCGATTTGTTTGTTAAAAACATGGATTGGCCTGGTTCAGAAGAACTGGCTGCGCGTTTGGCTAAGACAATTGATCCAAAACTGCTTGAAGATAGCGATAAAGACCCAGCTTTACAGGCTGCTGAACAGCAAATGCAAGCAATGGCTCAAGAAATGGAAGGTATGGCTCAGATGTTGCAAAACGTCAACAAGTCTATTGAGATGCAAGACTTGGAGCGTAAAGAGTTTGAAGCCCAAATTAAGTTATTTGATGCTGAAACTAAGCGTTTATCGGCTGTTCAAGCCTCTATGTCACCTGAACAGATCCAAGACATTGTGTTGGGTACTGTACATGGCATGATGACTAATGGCGATTTAGTCAACGAAATGCAACGTGGCACCGCAATTGATATGTACGAGCAAGAACAGCAACAGATGCAGATGGAACAACCTATGCAACCCCAAGGCCAACCAATGCCTGAAGAAATACCCCTAGAAATGATGCCACCACAAGGGATGCCACAATGAGTTGCGAAAAATTTATAGGAATGTTGTTTTTAGCACGGGATGTGACCCATTCTGTGCATTTAAACACCCGTAGCTATTCCAAGCACAAGGCGCTACAAAAATTTTACGAAAACATCATCGACCGTGCAGATTCATTCGCCGAAGCCTACCAAGGCCGTCATGGTTTGATCGGCCCAATTAGTTTAATGTCCGCTAAAAAGACCGAAAATGTGGTGGCTTTT